ACGTTAAACAAGAACGACAAAGGGGATAATCCTAAACGACCAGACTATAGAGGAAAGTTAAATGTAGATGGTATTGAATTTACTTTATCAGGTTGGGTTAAAGAAGGTCCTAATGGTAAATTTATTGCTGGTGCTGTAGCAATGGCAGCAACTGATGAAAGACTTAAACCTGCTGTTGAAGGTGCAGATGAGGATGTTCCTTTCTAGGAGCATCCCCATTAGCATGATAACTATTTATTCATTACGTACATGGTTACTTCAAAGCCAAAACGCATTTCAGTTGCTGATGGTGTTGTCCACATGGCAGTTCTCCTTTCTTCTAGATTTATAGTAGAATTATACGCTTATGTGGATTTGGTAGACACTAGATAATCATGAAAGGTCTATAATGGATATACAGTCTTTAGAATTAGATATAGCGTGTTATGCTACTGCTGTGTACCATGAAGTTAATACAAGAACATTAGAAGAAAAGGTAGGTGTTATAAATGTTATACGCAATAGGGTTCGTGATGGTCGTTGGGGTCGTAATGTATGCTCTGTTGTTTATGCTCATGGTCAGTTTATTGGGGTTACGGATGAAAGTCATCCAGAAGTTAATACTAGGGCGTATTTGGAAGCTAAACTTTTGGTTATTGATACGATTGTTCATAATAAATATGCAAATCCAGTTGCAAATGCTTTATATTTCCATGATGACTCAATACCGCCAAAAAAAGTATGGTTTGGTAAAAAGAAAGTAATTCACATAAAAAGGATGGTATTTTACTAATGAAAAAACAACCACTAGCTTGGCTTTACGAAGAGTTTGATGTTAAGTCCGGTGACCTAAAGAAGTCTTACTTATGGTCATTTCATCCTAACCAACTCTCATATTTAAACGACCTAAAGAATACAACTCATCATATTAAGATAACACCATTAGTACCTGGTGAACCTGTAGAGGAATATAAAGGATTATCTAAGTACGATAGTAAACGATTAGTAGAAGCTAACAATGGACTCTAAACCACTTACACAAGAAGAAATTATGAAGGCTTATAGTAAAGCATTTCCAACAAAATATGAGCCAATGACTTTAGAAAGAATGATACAATTTGTTAGAATTATAGAACAACTGCATGGAGTAAAAGATGGCTAAAGTATATTCAGTTATTTACGATAAAAAACAAGCATTAAAAATTATGCAATATGTAAATAAGAATCCACAGGCTAATAGAAAACAAATAGCTGAAGATTGTATTACTAACTTTCATAGGCTAAAATACTTAGAACAAGAAGGTCTTGTGCATTTACCAAAACCTTTACCTTATGGAGAACGAAATGGACTTTTTAGAAAAAGTAATTGATTGGATAGTATGGGGTTTGGTTGTTGGGGGTATGGGTTGGTTTGCGTATGGATGTTATCAGTTAATTGATTTATTTTTTTTAAGGAGATAGGAATGGTTGATTTAGTGAATAGACCACCGCACTATTTACAAGGCGGTATTGAAACAATAGATGTGATTGAAAGTCGTTTGACTAAGGAAGAGTTTATTGGATACCTAAAGGGTTGTAAGATGAAGTATGACTTACGCTATCCTTTTAAGGGTGCTTTTGCACAAGATTTAGATAAATCAGAATGGTATAAGAATAAGCTAATAGAAGTTATGCGTGATGAAGCAGCAGAAATTCCACCAGAACTAGAAGCTCAGTTACAGAGGTTTGATGATGAATAAAATATACTGGGTATTTATTGTGGTATTGGCTGCACTAGCTATATGGGGAACAGAAAAGGCTTTAGGTCAAACTACTACAATACTTGCACCTGATGGGTCTGTAACCGTCTGTCAGGTAAATGGTGGTGTGATTGTTTGCGTCTAGTCATCCATAGGTGTTAGTTCGCCATAAATAGCTAGTTCTTCACCACTAATTTCTACCATGCTGTCGTCATCTAATGTGATGACTATAGTGCTATCGCCATGCAATGCTTCACAAGATACAATCACTCTGCCTAGCATGTGATTACATATAATTTCTACTTCTGACCGTTGCATAATTGTCCTAAGAAACATAGCCATTCCAACGCCCATTTTCTTTTAATACCATAGGCATTAGCTTTGGTTGACCGTTAATAATAACTCCACAACCTACAATAAAACGACTCTTAAAGTTTTTAGCATAATCAAATGCCATAGACTTTTGATGTATTAAACATCCTACTTGCATTCCCCAAATAAGAGCATCTGGGTTACTGTAATAACCAATACTGAATTTAGTGTGATAGTGACCCTGGACTGTACTCATTCCATACTGCTGGGCTACCTTTAAAACGTCAGCAGACATGCCATGAGTAAAGAAACACCTAGAGTTATCACTTAGGGTTATGGTGTGGTCATCTACCCATTCCCAACCTTTGCCAACGCCTAAGAACTCATTGTAATGCTTTAGATAGGCTTTAGGCATACCATACTTTAATGCTCTACGATAAACTAAAGAGCTATGGTTAGAGTGAACTAATACCATCTTAGGAAATATCTTTTCTAATTCTTTGACATGCTTCTTAGATTCTTCTAATTCATGTCCAGCAGAGTATAGGTCTGGGTTATGTTCGTGCATAGAGATAGCGTGTTGGTCTAGCTCATCACCTATGTTGACTATATGGTCAAACTTGTATTTAGTCTTTAATGCTTTTAGAAATGCAAAGGCATCAGGATGGTGATAAGGAATATGTAAGTCACTAATAACTAATACTGATTTATATTTCAAGTAGCTCTCCTAGCGTTGAGATACTTTATTATATACTACATAAATGATTAACATGAGCAATACATATTTAAAATGGTCTATAGCACAAAGAATATCGCAGATAAGATAATCTAGCATATCTTAATAGTAGCTGTTTTAGCTTTTTTTAGTTTGTCAAAGAACTTCTTATAAGCTATTTTAGAATTACCTATGAAGTCTTTACCTGCCCAGGTAGAGCCAAGTAATATACATCCGTCTGTATCTGCTGAAGTATTGCCTGAATGGATACGAACACCTGTAAAGTTAGGAACGTCTAGTATATGTGGCATGTCCTGTTTAAAGCGTGCTGAAGCGTCTACAATGAGTTTATATTCACCAATAGGGATAGCAGTCTTACCTAAGACTTTAGTGCCATTTCTCACCACGTCTTCTAATGTATAGCATTCATAAATGCCATCTACATACATCTTGCCTACCGTATGCGTATCTTTAAATTCAAACCTTTTTACTTCAATTAACATAAGAATTAATATGCTTTAAAAGAATAGTAAGATAGTCCATGAGAGCAATAAATACTAAAGCAATACCCATGACTACAAATAGCAGTCCTACTACGATAAGTTTAAGTATAGATAAACCGATAAAGTTAAGTATGTTTAGAAATATCATTTCTTTTTGATATAGAACAAACTACGTTCACCAAATAAATAGAACCCTACAGCACTAGCAAAGTTATCTACTTCTTGTGTAGATATGCCTTTTAAGTGCATTGTAGCCCATGTGCCTAATACGATAAGACCAATCATAGGTCTCATAAGTCTAGTGATAGCTTCTACCCAAGGATAAGATGGGTTACCTGAACCTGCTTCATTCATGACTTTAAAGAACTCTAAGTCAATGTTTTTCATCTGAGCATACTGTTCTATAGTAGCTGGTTTGAATTGGTCAGGTGCTACAAAACGATTAATAAGAGATTTGCCTAAGTCCATAACAACTGGAGCAAAAGCAGATAACATGGTGATTGGGTCTATGATAATACTCCTTATAGTTCTTTAGGGTCAAAGCCATACATCTTGGCTACACGCTTTTGTAATTTTAAAAATAAACCTTTATGACTAGCGTACTGTTCTGTTTTAGGTGAGTCTAGATATACGCACATGTGGATAATCTCATGGCATAGAGTCATTAAGACAGGATAGAGATGAGAATGACGTGCAGTAGATATAGTTATAACATGAGGCTCACCTTGCTCTGGTGGTTCGTATTGCCCACATATAGTATCGTCATGCACTATTACAAAGTCTACTTTAGATGCAGGTGGTAGTTTATACTCGTCAAATACAGGGAACTCTATTAAAGCCGAATAAAGATTGGCTATGTTGTTCTCTGTAATGAATGTCATATCGTGGCTTTAGGCTTAAATAGTTTAGCTTCAAATACTGCTGTTTGATTTATTTCTGGAAAGTATATATAGACAGCTTGCTTACCTTCATAGCTATCAGACTTCCAACAACCTTCATGATTAGGATGACCTCTTTCAGTTGCATAAGCAGCATAGTCATAACCTTGTAAACCTTGTTTTTTAAAGGTACATTCTTCAGATGTTAATACTATTTCACCTGCTTCTGTAGCCATGCTCATTTGTTTTACAAGTTCTTTAGCTAATGGCATATCCATTAATAATAACCAAAATACTACTAGAACTGTAAAATAAACAAGTGTTTTCACTTTCCTAGCCAATGATTAGTTACAAAGGTAATAAAGCCACCAATAGCAGAGGCAATTGCCATGCCTGCCCAGAAGCCACCTTTAGACTTGTTTGCAAGCTCTAGGAGGGACTTTATGTCTGTTTCCATGCTATCTACTTTATCTTGTAAAGATTGGACTTGTGCAGTTAGTTTGCCGTACTCAAATGGGTCTATTCCGTTACTCATTGTTGTCCTTCGTTTAATAAACCGCTAATAGGGTTAATAATAGGAGCTATAGCTTCCCTAGAACTAATAAGACCTCTAGTAGATACTTGTGGAATAGGTTCATAACCTAAAGCAAGTCTATTGCGTAATTTTTCTATGTTGCGTAAACCTAATTGTGTAGCACCTTGTCTAGCTAAACTTCCTATAACAGGAACAACAATTGCACCAGGAGTTCCACCAAGCAAAGCACCACCACCTACAGAAACACCTCCAGATACAACGCCTGTTGGTGCAAGTTTACCAAATAAACGCAAAGCATTTTGTACTGAACCACCTTTAGCTGTTGATTTAATTAACTCTTGTTCTTCTTTACTAAATGCTCTTAGTTTTTTAGGATTATCTGCAAGATTAACTAATTTACGTCTTAGTGCTTGTTCCATACCAGATTGAGAAAAATTAACTTCTGAGCGTAAATCTGCACTAGCCACTAACTCATCAATAATTTCTGTTTTTTTAGCACGTTTCCATAGTTCTCTAGCATCTACTAAAGCCCTAATAGCTTCTGGAGAGCCTTTAGTTAATTGAGTGGATTGTGCATTTTCTACAAAGTCATCTAGTTTATCAATAATAATATTACCTATACGACTTTCATTTGCATCAATACTTGAAGCAGCTCCACGACCAATGCGTCTTAATATTTCTATTTTTTCAAGAGTAACATTACCGCCTTTTTCTTGATTAATTCTTTTTAGTGCAGCAACAACTTTTGGTGTTAATGTTTCATCCATACCTTCTTTAACAAGAGTGCTTTCTAAACTTTCTGCAAATTGTTTATATGGATTCTTTTTAAATATTGCACCTGCTTCTTCAGCAAATTTATATTGTTGACCAGCTTGTCCTTTTAACTCTTTAACAGTAGGAGCTTGTAAAATACCTTTAGCACCCATAGCAAATGGTATGCTTGTCAATATACCGGCTGCCGCTCCTGCTAATGGACTACCTGACTCTTCTGTAACGTATTGTGATGTAGCGCCTGCTGGGAATGCTGCTGCTACTTGTCTTGCTGGTTGTTGTGATAATGTTTGTGCAATACCACGACCAACAGGTGTTGTAGCTGTTTTGGCTAATTGACCTAATGCACCTACTTGACTACCTACACCGCCTAATGCACTACCACCAACTTGTAACATTCTTTCAGTTCTTGTTTCAGGTTGTGGGAAACCTAGTTTAGTTAAACCTTTTTCTACTTGTGCGGTAGGTGAAGATATATCATATCTATCAGGTAATAGTGTATTTAACCCTTTAGTAAGTAATTCTGCTGCAGGTAATGCTAATGCACCTGCTAATGCACCTGGTGGACCAGCTAAAGCACCTCCAGCAATAGCACCAGTTACAGGAACAGCAGCACCTCTAGCAATAGAGCTTAAACCACGACCAAATTTCTCTGTGTCACTTCTGCTTGTTTTAGATAAAGTGTATTTTTGAACAGTTGCGTTTATTACACTATCTGGAGTTCCTTCTGGGAAAGATAACTCTGTTCCGTCTGCTAATTGAGCAATAATATCTGTTGCCATTAATTTACCCTTTCACCTTTAGCATTAAATTTAATTACATTTTTTGGTGTGGCTGGTTGTTCATTTGGAACAACTCCAAAGTCAGTTTCTGTTAATCCATAAGGCTTACCTAAACTAATAGAACGTTTTTTTGCAGAATCCATAGTGTTAAAAATTACGTTTAAATTTCTGTCAAAAGCTTCTTTAGACTGATTAATACTTAAATTAGCTAATGCAGTTTGAATTTTTTCACCTTCAGCATTTGACAATGCTCCAGTACCTTTCATTTGACTAACTTGATTTAAAAATGCTTGAGATTTTAATGTATCAACTGCACTAGCATAATCGTATGATTGTTGAGGGCTTAAACTTACCTTAAGAGCTACTCTTGGGTCAGCAATTAATCCATTATATCTACCTGGATGTGTTTTAATAAATTCAACTTGATTAATAACATTATTTAAATTGCTTACTTTGTTTCCAATATCTGCTTTAATTTCACTTGTTTTAACTTCTTTTTGAAATTTACCTTGTTCTGTTTTTAAATCAACTAAAGTTTGTTTAAAGGCATTTGCAACTTCTCTACCATCTCTTTTTTCACTATCTTTTACATATAAATCAGTTAATTTAGATGCTTCTTTGTCTGCCTCTTCTTGGCTTAATTTTCCACTACGAGTAATTCCTTGTAAATACTTAGCTCTTTCTTGAATGGCTTTGTTATCAGATGATAATGAAACTAAAGAATCAAAGGGAGTCATAGAATCAGCAGAAACATTACCAAAAATATTTTCTTTTTTTATGGTTGAAATAGCCTTAGCTATATCGTTTGTAGCTTTACTTGGGTCACTATGACTTACAATATAATCTTTTACAGCCGAAGGATTGTATGATATTGTTTCTGTTGGCTGACCGTCAGGACCTACGCTTATAGTAGTTGGGAATATACGACTAAATGCTTGTTGTTCAGATTTTTTGGTAGCTTCTTTTTCCATTAATTCAACTGAAGGTAACATTGACATAGCATATTGATTATTTGGATTTTCTATAATAAATCTTTTAATAGCTTCAACATTAGATTGCGCTTTTGCAGGTTGTGTTTCTACTTCAGTCACAACATCTGGTTGTTTTGCTAATCCATAGTTAGGAGCAATTTGTTCAGGTAATACCTCTTCTTGCATTGGAGCATAACCACCTGGCTGCACTACTTGTTGTGTAACAGCAGGTGTTGTTGTAGGTAATCCTTTTCTAAATTGCTCAAACTCTAATTTTTGCTGCTCTGTTTTTTCTTTTAATAAACTATAGTCTTTATTGCCTGATTGTTGAAATGCTTTAATAGACTCTGGCGTATATTTAGAAATATCTAAAGTACCAAATGGGTCGTTTCTACCAGTCAATAATTTTGCTCTTACAGCTCTATCTATTGCGTCTTGAGAAGCACCCATGCCACCTAAAAATGCTTTACCTACATAAGGTAATGCAGAGCCTACATTTAAGTTTTTAGGAGTAGCTAAATATGTTGCAGCAGTTCCTAATAAACCTTGTAATAATGCTTGTTTTCTTAATTTGTCTTCTTGAGCAGTGTCTAAAATTCCTGACGGTATGCTACTGCCAAATGGTGTCATACCCTCAAAAAAACCACCAAGCCCTGATGTAACTTGGTTAGTAAGTGATGATAATGGGTTGCTATCAAATAATGCCATGATTTATCCTATTAAAATTGGTCTGCGTGATGGTTGTAATAAACTATTAAACTGTGGAGTAGGAACAGGACCTTGTTGACCCATAAGTTGTTGAGAGCTTAACATTGGAGATTGTTGTAATGGTGCTTGTGATTGATTCATTCTGTCGTAAGCACTCATACCTAAACCAGCAGCTTGAAATGGATTATCTTTAACCGCATCCATTGCTGAACTACCTAAAGAACCTAATCTTGTATTTAATTCACTACCTAAAGAACCAAGACCTGTACCCATTTGAGATAATGCACTTCCAGCTCCTGTATATAATGGCATGCTAGATGTAGCACCTGCAAAGTATGCTGGGTTTAAATATGTGCCTGTAGCTGGGTTAAATACAAGTTCTGTTCCAATACTACCTGGAACTGCAGCGCCTGTAGCTCCTACACTACCTGCACCGCCCATAGCACCACCTAAATAACCTCCAGTACCACCTACTGCAGCACCTATAGCTGCATTTTTTAAAGAAGAATTTAAACTTTTACCTTGTAATAAAGATGTGCCACCACTTATACCTGCGCCTATTGCTGCTGCTGTTATTGGGTCACTCATTATCTGCCTACCTTTCCTACTACATAGCATATTGGTTCTAAGATAGCACGATAAATCATGCCAATATTGTCTCTAGTTTTACCTCTTTTTTGTTTCCATATATCAGCAGTACGGTGTCTTGCGATATGCTCTAAAACACCCCTTAAAATGCGTTGTAGGGCATTCTTTTCAC